CGGCGGAGGGGCGGCTTCACGAGACCTAGGCCCGTTAAAGTTTTGCTCTTCAGATTCCTGCACGGCCTGATCGGGCTGTGCGTCAGTGACTTGCTCTTGTGCCTCAGGCTGCTCTGCAACCTGCTGCGGTTGTTCTTCGCTCATGTTATTGTAGGGGTTGGTTTGGGGGTGCGCCGCCGCCCTGAAGGACGCCAGCTATTTGTTGAATGTCCTGACTATTTTGCTGTACCGCTTGAGCTATTTGTTCAATAGCCTCAGGCGACATACCCCCAGCCCCCTCTAGCAAACTGTCACCTTCCTGACCCGGAGGAGCCTGCAGTCGCAGGTCCGTTGCGCCGAGCAGTCGGAAGATTTCATTAACAATCTCAAACACCTTGTCCTTAGGAATGTTAGGCAGAAGTATCTGAGACTGAGTAATGATTTGGAATAACTGAATCAAGTTCTGTGCCGACATTGTATTGAGGGCACGTTCAGAGCCATCGCGGCTCGTAAAGATGTAGTCGTGTACAAGGTTGGATGTTGTGCCGACAATGGTTCTCCTAGTGCCGACAGAGCTGATTGCTTCGTCCTCGTCTGGGACGTATCGGAAGCCAGCCTTTGCAATAACATCATCGGTGTATCTGTTAACCACTGGGAGGTACACCTCACTAGCACCCTTGGCTATCAGGCACTCGTAACAGATGCGCTTCATTGCGGCGCGACCCTCGTCGATTGATTCGCTGATGAAGTTGTATACAGACTCGGTGGTGTTGTTGATGATTGTTACTTCGGTTGCCGATGTCTCCCGTGGGGCAGGTTGGCCTTGCTCCTGTGGAGACAGGGCCATGAGCCTTTCGGCAGTTGCCAGCAAGTTCTGTATGGACTGGAATATGGTTGTCAGCGCAGTGCTGGGTGAGCTCCTCACGACCTTGAAAACATTGTCCGACCTAGGATCAATGCCAAGATCCCTCAGCTTCTGGAACGACGCTTCGAGGACATGAGTGGAGGCGTAGAAGTTCTTGCCAGCCATCGTGTTCCTGAAGTCTTCAAGCACCTTCGCCCCCTCATCTGTGTCGGGGAATATGTCTGAGTTGATTACAGCCACGCTGAACAGGTCTGCCTTGGCAGTCTCAAGCAGCTGGGTCATCAGGTTGGTGAGCTGGTCTTGGTAAGGCATCAGCTCATGCGCCACTGACAGGTTGAGCAGCCGTGAGTCATTCTCATTGAAGGAGAACACCGCAGCAGGTGTGCTTGGCATGATCTCCGCAAAGATGATTGTGTTATCGCCAGCCACCTTGAGGTGAATCCACACTGGGTACGGGTAGTCTCCTATGCCGAACTCGTTAGGGTTACACTTCCAGTAGTACTCACCCACGATAACCGAGGCGTCAGCCATCTTGCCTGAGTACCTGCCTACATTATTAACCCTGTCATTGTATGCTGCTGGGTCAGCAATCGTTGATGCGGGGGTAATCTTTGTGTAGTGCTGGGTAAAGTAATCAGAGAAGGTTACAAACACCGAGTCCTTCGCATCGCTGAAGCCAACAACGTCCCGGTTAAAGAATGCCGGGTTGTCCGCAATGTCGCCGTAGCGTACCACATCCCAGAACCCGCAGTAGTTTGCTCCTGAGTCAGTGTTGATAGAGGTAAGCGGGTAGGCGTTATCCCAGAAAAGCCTTGAGGGGTGGGGTGTGATCCATCCGAGGCCTTCTTTAGTAACCCTAGACACCTTAGGGATGGTTCCCTCAAAGCTGCCATCAGTCTTAAAGGCTTCAGCTACAGGGGATTTTGTCCACTGCACATCCCTCTCCCAAGACGCACGGGGGAAGGCTACTGAGTGGCCGTAAAGGAACATGTCCCTAATGGCCTGAGTCTGGAAGTGCCTGTAGTCGAACTGGTCAGCCATGATGTCCATCCTTTGGGATAGAGCATCGGCCCTCAGCTTTCCTACAGGTCCGGTGGTTCGACTCTCATATTTAAAGAACGGGTACAGGTTGTTGTACTTGTTCACCTGTGCAGCAAGTCTGCGTGTAACAAACGACCTCACCAAGTTGACGTTGACCTCAAAGAATTTAGGCAGGTCGATGTCAACGATCTTGCCGCTCTCGTCCCGCTTGGCGTACTGCTCAAGAGACTTCACTCCCTCAAGTGCTTTGGCGCATGACTTCATGTCGATGCGCTTCTGGGCGTACAGCACCAGAGGCATTGTGGTCTTGTTGATCGGGCTGGAATCCCAAGCCATGTCTACAGCACTGTATAGCTGGTGATTCCTGAGAGAGTAGGTCACATGCTCCGTCATCCGAGACGACACCATGTCCTCAATCTTCTCACGAATCTTGTGATCTGGGTTCTCTGTGTCGGTGCAGGTGAGTATCTTACGCAGGCGTTCGTTTGTAGTGCCAGCTTCCTTGAGGATGTCGAAGTCAATCATGGGAATTTAATCGTAGGGTCTTGCTTGGATATGCGCTCACACGCAACCCAGTTTTCCAGCAGTGCAAAATGGAGAGCCACATAGGCAGGGAACCTGTCCTTCTTGAGCCACCTCTTCATTGCTGAATGTGGTATGCAGAACATTGTGCCTAGTTCCAGTTCCGATAGTTCTAATAATTTGCATAATCTCCTAACACGAATGGCATCCCAGACTCCGGGGATTCCTAGTGAGTCATAGTACCTCTTTAGCCTGACTGATCCGCCAGTTTCAAGAGGGTTTAGCTTAGTATTTGTCGCCACCTTTCTTGCGGGTGTCCAGCTTCTTGCCGAGGATCATCATCACAGGCGCGTCACCAGCGTCAGCGGGAGGGGGTGGGGCATCGGACTCATCCTTGTAAGAGTTCACAGCCACATCCTTCACGGAGAACACAGCTTGCTCGCCAGTGTTCTCGTCCATTGATACCGTTATCGTAAACTCACAGTCATCCCCCACAGACTTGGTAGCTAGGTAGTCCTTCATCTCGGGGTCATTTGAGATGTCCAACGATAGTTTGTCGTTCATGTTCATTGTGTATTATTAAGGTGTATTTCTAATCGACGCCACACTTTATGAGATTCGGCCTTACCTCCTGAACACTCAAGTACTTTTTACCTGATAGCTCCATCCTAAACATTGGGTAGGTAATGCTGTCAAACTTGTGAATATATCTGGATCTTTTGGGCTTTGATGGGTTCTGCCTGTCCCCCGTGAGCTGGTGCAGCATCTCCACAGCATTCCTGCATGTATCGGAAACGTAGAACTCGTCAGCCACCAGCTTGTTTGCCAGCAGCCTGACCCTAGCCTCCACCGATCCCTTCCCCTTGGGGCATCCGACTAACTTTATCCTGCCCTCGGAATACCTTTCGACATCCCAAGCGTCGTAACTTCCCTCGCCGCCGGGATGCCATTGGTTGATGGCGGATTCGTCAGAGATGTGGTGGAATTTGAAGTCGTGATCGAGCCTCCTGCTCCAGTAGTCCATTCTTCCGGTGATCTCTCTCACCAAGTTCTTATAGAGAATCTTCTCCCCCAAGTAATCAACCTCATCAAACACAGTCCATATAGCCCCATCCTTTGTGGGTATGGACTGCAGGAAAGTCACCGCAGAGAACACCTGACCTAGGTCATAGCCCACGATTATAGGGTGCCCCTTGACTGGCAGCAGGCCTTTCCCTGTCACCGCGTTCCCTCTCTTGTGGACCTCAGGCGAGTAGTACTCCCTGAACAGGGCTTCTCCTGAAGGCTTGTCTATCCACTCCCCAAGGATAAGCCTCCTCCTTTCTACAGGGTTATGCTTGAGGATCTGCTCCAAACTTTTGAGGTATGTCTCAGGGAGGCGATGGGTGTTCTCGGAGATTGGGACATGGTAGACTCCGAAGTCCTTATCAGACTCCCCTGTCTCCTCGTCCAAGACATCCTCAAAAAATACCTTGTATACCCAGTTTGATGGGCCTTCTGGGTTGCAGCTTGCGGTGTATTGCTGTGGCCCCTCGATGTTTGATCGACGGTTTAACTGGGCTGCAGGGTAGGTGAAGTATTCCCTTCCGTTGCAGTTGGTTAGCTCATCCACATATATGAATGAGGGGGACATACCCTTGATCCTAGCCTCAACAGCCTCCTTGTAGGGGATGGAAACCAGCAGGACTTTAGACCAGCCATTGAACCTGTTGCCAATCCACAGGTGCCTGTCCTTGGTGTTAGGGTCCAGCTTGGCTGCAGTATACTCCAGACCCATCCCTTGCTTCCACTTGGGGAGGACGAGGGTTTCTAGGTCGTGCAGCACACCTTCCTTTCCTGTCCTGATGGACGGGGAAACAACTAAGGCGAGAGCGTTCTGGTTCTCGTAGCAGTGCCTGACAAGTTTGTATAGCAGGCCCATTGTCTTGCCGCTGCCCTTCTCACCGTAAGCTAAGAGAAACTTTGAGGGGTCTTCAAAGATCTTTTTCTGAGTCTTGTTCAGGTCTGGATACCAATCCCCATCAGCGTCTTGAGATGGCTTCTCGGGCGGGGTGTCTATCGCAGAGACCAGCGCGTTAATCTCCTCTTCTTTAATCATCTGAGGAAACCTTTACGTTGTCTGCTTCAATCTTGATGGCGTTAACTATCGGCCTAAATCCCGGCTTACCCCTGCTTTCTTCCCCCTTGCCTCCCTCGGATAGCTTCTGAGCTATAACGGCCTGAGTCATTGCAGCCTTTAGGGATCTGTCGTAAGTCCTTCCCTGTATCTCAAGCAGCCTTGACCTATCTTGTCGGAGCATTTGCTCCTCTTCCAGCGTCAAACCACCGTCCTCAAGCCTGCTGTTTATGTCATCTATGCAGGCCATTATCTCGACAAATGTCTTTGTCATCCCACCACCAATGATCTCTACGGCCTTGGTGAAGTGTGTGTTGTGAAACTTCTGCAGGGCTTCCGCGCTTTTGGTAGCCTGAGGTGATAGGCCTATTGCGGTTAGCCCGTCCTTTAGGTTCTCATCCTCCCTGCTAAGGGCCTCGGACACCTGCTTCTCAGGCAGGAGTATTTCGCTATCACTGGCCTGAGCTTGTTGCTTCCTGCCAAGCTCAACCATGTCTTGAGACACTGGCTGATCAATCTCCTTGGCGGCTTTCGCCTTGCCCTTGGGTCTTGTATGCCTTGCCCTGAGTTCAGGGTCTTTCTGGACCATAGACCTAAGGCCGCTGTAACTCATGTCCAAGAGGATAGCAGCACCCTTCATGGAGCCTGCCTCCTTGATTGCTGTCTCTATCTTGGATTTGAGTTCAGGGCTAATGGATGTACTCCTTGGTGGTGGACAGGTTGCTGTGCCCCATGTCCTTAGATACCTTCTGGCCTGCGAGTTCTTTCTGCAACCTTACAAGTACGCTGTTCTCCTCAGACCTGTATGCGTTGGTTGCGTAGGTGTGCCTGAGCCCGTGGAACGTGTGTTCGTACAGGCCCACGCTGTCGCATATCTCCCTAAACTCCGAGGAAAGTCGAGCCCTCCTTGTCTTGGTGCTGTAGATGGCCTTGTGCTTGGGGAAGATGTATACAGAACTGGATATGGGTACGGCCATGAGTAGCTTGATTGTTCTCTCATCCATAGTGAACGGGCCTACCCTCTTGTCTCTCTTGTCTGTCCATACGGTTATGTCGGCACCGTCGAAACAGTCCAGCTCAAGGGAACAGATGTCCCCTAGTCGTAATCCGGTGGTGAAGGAGAGGGAGGTGGCGAACCTCCAGAATGGATCATCCGTGGCGGCAACTATTGCGGCGACGTTTGCCTCCGTGAATAGCTTCACCTCGCGCCTCTCCTTCTGGGCATGGCTAAGGTTGTCCATCGACACAACAACCCCCTCAGCCGGATTGCCCACACGCCAACCTTCGTCAGCGCAGAACTGTATAAAACTCCTGATAGAGGAAAGGTATGTCCCTCTAGTGCTGGCCTTGATACTCCAAGCGGGGTTGTTAACCCACTTGGAAACATGCTTAATGTCTACGAAAGACGGTGGCCTGTTGCCTAGCTTCATGTCCCTTATCCATTTACCCACTGCTGTTAATGAGTTGTGCTCAGTCTTGGTTGATCGACCCTTGAGCCTCATCCTCTCAGCCCATCTCTCTAAGGCCTGTGTGAGATTGACCTTTTTGCCACCAACTATCTTGGTTATGGCTTCAGCCGTCAACACTTGAGCCCTTGCAGCAAGCTCCAATTCCTCAAGTTTAGCTTCTTTTACCATCTTATTGGCAGTTATTTTGCATTTGCTACGGGTTGAAATCTCCTTCAGCCTTCCATCATTGCCTACGATTTTCGCATACCAGTAGCCATTACTCTTCTTTATTAACTTCATTTTGTGCTTTCTTCCAACGCAGGAGGAAGTCCTCCTTTTGTGTGGATAGATGTTTCGATAACAGTTTGTCCCTCACCAGAGCTTTACGCCTGACAATCCTCCTGTTTACAGCAGCAACTGATGGGGACCTCCTCTTTTTCCCTAGAGATTCTAGCTTTCTGCGCTTGGCATTCAGAAGTGTATTCAACTTCTTGAGCTGTGCGGCTTCCTGCTTTACCTCCTCCTTCAGGGATGTATGGGATTCCTCCCTCTCTTTCTCACTATTTTCCCACGTTTTTAAGACCCTCTCCTTATGCTTCAGTAGCTTTTGGAGGGGCTCATCTTCGCTGTAAGCAGCCTTAAGCTGCTCGCTTGGAACTTCGTAAACCATTCCTACTGTCCATCCACTTAACCACCAAAGGGCAGTAATAAGATTCCCATTGTGGGGATCTCTTTAAGTAGGTGAACTTGGGTCGCTTCCTAAGGTAGTCCTCTACTCTTCTCATGTTGGGCTGGCTATCGAAGTCACAGCCACAGGCCTGTACAAAACGCCTCATGTCTTCGACTTCGATTCCATCCCATGAAATTGAAGCGGAGATTGCTTCGACTTTGGCCGGGGGAAGGCCTGATCTCTCAGCAATCTCCGCAGTGGTAAGGGGTCGGCCCCGCTTCTCCCTTGCAAGGAGGCGGCATAGCACAGGGGGGTATCTATTTAGCCTGACCCAAAACATATTCCTATTATCGTAAGAACGATACGCCAACAAACTACAGCAAGTCTGCGTACTGTCAAACTCTTTCCGCGTTTTGTGAGAACAGCTTACGGTTTTTCTTGGCTAAATCATTGTCGGCCCACACGCCCCCTAGGGAGGCTATGAATTTTCCCCCCTTAGCCCTGTTTGTGCTCTCAAGAACTATCCTTAGGTTGTCCTGATGGTGTGCTCCCCCCAGAACAAGTGGTATCTTATGATCCACTTCGTACTTTTTGCCCGTCCTTTCCCGCTTTCTAAGGCATCTAATATATATTGCGTCCACTTTATCCATGTCTGTGCTTGGCAGAACAGCAGCCTTCATTCTTTTGCAGTATCGGATTGAGTTTAACTTAGCTATCTCTCTGTGCCTTTCCGGGGATTCGAGCTTCCTCTTAAAGTAGGCTTTAGATCGCTTGAGATTTATCTCCGCTTTGTTCTTCAGCCTGAATTTCCTATCATACTTTCTTTTCTTTTCTTTCCCTGCCTTAGCCCTCTTTCTATCATAAGATCTTCTACGTTCCTTCTGGCAATCTTCGCATCTAACTTTCTTGTGAAACCCGAAGAACTCTTTACCGCAATCAGCGCACCTAATGTTTAAGTAATCTCTGCGAGGAGTCACCTCCCTCCACTTTTTGTAAGATTCTCTCTGAACTTTGTTAATGTGTGCTTTCGAGCACGGCTCACACCTCTTGGCTGCGTAGTGTGCTACAAATTCCTTATTGCAGTCGGGGCAGGTTATTCTTCTGTGCTTCTTGGGCAGGTTTCCGTTTTCTCTTTTGTGCTTTTCAGCCCAGAATCTTAGCATTCTTTCTCTATCCAGTTTCTTAGCCCTGACCTCACTGCATTTCTTGCATCTTTTCTGGTGCGGCGTGCACGGAGAAGCCGTGAAGCTGGCACCACAGTCTACGCATTCCCTTTTAACACGCTTAGGTGGCGGCTTGTTTCTTCCACCGCATTCATTGCATCTCTTAGCATTTGGGTGAGCCTTAAAAGAGCATCCGCATACAGTGCATACTTTCTCTTTATATGCCATTCAGCCCTCCTTCTCGTAGCCTTCAGGTATTTCAATCTCACGCAGGTCTAGCTGCTTTAGTAGTTGCCCCAAGCCCTTGGCGGCAAAGCCCTTTCCGAAGAGACTCTTAGCAGCCTTGAGAACTTTTTCTTCAGCTGCTTTAATCTTTCGCAGCATTGACGAGGTTGCCTTCATCTTTGTGTAGGGATGGGCCTGCATCTTTCTTTGCTCCACTATCAACTCCTCTCTCTTTAAGAGATGCTTGATCAACCTGTCCTGAGCCTTACTAACCTTACCCATCGTGTTTAACGCAGCATTATAGTGCCGCTCCTTAACTATTGTTATGCTCATTGTTTTTAGAAGTTTGTTTATTTGCTCACACCATCCACCGCAATGGGCTGAGTACCGCGAACACCATCACGGTTCTTACAGTTATTGATTTCATTCTTCATCCTCTTCTTTGAATGCCCAAGGATTGGTGCATGTGTACTCTTCGGCAGGTTCTATTCTGAATACGATCTGACCAGCTACATCCAGTGCGGCGTGGTCGTCGTTATCAAACCTGTGCTCGTTGTCTTCCATTGCGTCAGCCAGCAGGGATACCACCCTCTCCAAGGCCCAACGCCCGTTTACTTTCTTTTCCTTCATTTTTTCCATTGTTTCCTTTTCTTTTTGAACCACATTGCTCTGGCTATCTGTTGT